AGTAGGGCAGCTTCCAAACTGTCCATGTCGTAGTCGTGTTTCATAAACTGGTTATACTGGTCAACGCTGGTATGCTGCCGCTTTGGCGGTTTCGGCTTCTTGTACTTCTCTGGCAGATACTCGTCAAACTTCAGCTTCCGCAGGAAATTTTCAGCGTTCAAGATATATAGCGGCTGCGTGCCGCGTATCTGGCAGGCTTCGGCGTAGTTCTTCGCTGCTTGTACAAGATCATCCGCAGCTACACCCATCCGCAGGGTGTTTAAGTATTCCACAGCCACTCCAGGCAGGTCTGCCCCTGCTTTCGGGTACGCTGCAGCAAAGTCCTCAAACCGCTCTGGTTCCTCGCGCGATATTTTTTGGGATTCGTATTCGGATTGGATTGGATTACGAGGACTATTGCAATCGTTCGATATCATCTGATTGCAATTGATATCATCTGATATCAGATTCTCGCAGTTGCTTTCTTCTGCTGGATATTTGCTTTTCTTTGCTCTCACTTGCTGGTGATCTCCCCAAGTTACCATTTGCAGGTACGGTCTTCCTTGAACGTAATATTCTCTGACCAAGCCTACAGACGTTAACTTCTGCAGGGCATCAGCGATGCTCTTGCATGTAATATCCTTTAGCGGAAAGCATGTCCCGCGGATAATCGCGGGCCTTCCGTCATATCTCCCATAATCGTCACACGATACGATCAGGCGGTAGAACAGGACTTCTTCAAACCAGCTTAGCTGGTCGATCGTATCTGATCGGCAGATACTTTCTTTTAAAATCCTGTTTGGCATCTTATCCGCCTCCATTCAGGCTCGCAAGCCATTCATCCATTGTGATCTGGTTCTTTTCTAACTCATTTTCGCGTGGCTTCTTATCTTTTCGCAGATATCGTTTCGCTGCATCCACATTCATGCGATTCTCAGCAGTTCGGGAACTTTCTATTGCCATCCAATTTCGAACCAGATTCTTTTCATCTTCCGCCGGTCTAAAATACCCTTTACCATCCTGCAGATTGATAATCAGCTCCGCATCGCAGTCGTTTTTATTTACTTCTGCGATCAGCCACCGCACCATCCGATCACTCATGTGCGTTGTGGTCTGCAGCCAGCGTCTGGAAACAGCATTTTTATGCCCGGTCGGGATGTAATCTAAAATATTCATGATCTTTCTCCAGTTAGGGATGCGCCGCTTGCCCCCGGCGCTGGGGTAACAGGAGGTCACCTGTCACAGCCGTGATATATACTCCCCAACAAGTTCGAATCAGCAGCTTCTTTCGCCCCGGCGGGGCTGGTGTTACAACCATTTATGATAGGTAACGCTGTCCGGCGTCCATCCGGGATAAAGCTCCCGCATGTAGTCCTGCAGCATACTATCCATTTCCCGATGCAGTCCCTTGTTACCGTTATCTAATAAACTGTGGTGGTATCTGCATCCCAGCACGCCGTTTTGCTCTACGCCCAGCCCTAAGTGGCTGCGGGCTACGACGTGCATTATGTCCTTTGGTACAAGATCGCCCGGAAGTGCGTGCTCCATGTGGTACAGGTGGCGGCAGAAAAAGCAATCCTCGTCCCGCTCTATAATCTTCTGCCGAACTGTCGGGCTAAACTCCAAGCGACGTGACCTCATCCTTTTTCGCATATTGCACCATCATCCTTTCCAGTTCTTCCGGTGTAAGTGTTTCAATCCCGCACTCCTTACATTCAGATACAAGACCATCTATCAAGCGGGACATTTCCCGCGTGTTGTATTGGCTCGAGCCTTTAATCCGGTAAAATTTACAGTACCGCACGCCCTCAAATTCGACGATGATTCCGGTCGGTTTGTAATGCTCATGCTTGTATCGCAGGTAGTCCTCCGTCTCCGGT